TTTGTCTAGTGCGTCCTGGCTAGTCATCACAAAGATGTAGCTCAGTCCTGCTTGGGTGAACACCTCGACATTAACTGCCGTCGTGGGCACCGCACGAAGCGATCCCAGGATCACGGAGTCAGTAAAGTCTCCGTCAGGTGTGGTCAGGGTAGCTGTTGCAACGGCGGCTTGTGTGGACTGAGGTGTGTGGAGTTCCACATCATACTCAAACCACGCCTCTCCAATTGTAGCAGCTGTTATCCCAACCGTGCCTATGATGAGTTGACCTGCATCATAAGTTTTTGCATCAGCACCCACAGGAACAGCTCCAGTTCGTATATACAACTCTGGAACTGCCTCCGGGATGAAACTGCAGCACTCCTCCCAAACATTCGCCCTCACTACACGTTGCATCTGAAGCATCTGTTGCTTAGATGCAGGGGGGGCATCCAACGTATCTAGATCAATAGCTAGCATAACTGATCCGGCAGTAGTTGTGGCTACCGACGAATAGTAACAGAATTTCAGTTTCCTGAATCTGTACTTCTCAAAGTTCGCTGCAATATTACTCAACCATGGGAAGGTTGTTGCAACTCCAGGGTTAATTTTAAACACCCGAGTCTCAAATGTAGCCAATGTTGTAGTCACATCAGCTATATACTCCCTATGAGCAATACGCACCACGTCACCTGAGCCCGATATTCTAGCCCCCAGGTTCACAACCTTCATGCCCTTAGATGTTGGGGCATACTCTCTAGCAACGGCTGCTTGCTTGGCAGTCCGTCCTCTCCTCACCCTCGGTTTCTTATTGGTGGTCATTCCGCCACCGGGATTCTTGGTATTAGCTTTATTCGGCATTATGCAGTTTGGAATAATTCTCTCACTTGGAAACATAAACATTCACTTGTTTGTCCGCCGGCACCTCAAGAGGCGATGCCAACCTCAGCAGTTGATCACCCGACATTTGCCGTAAATGATCTTCTACTTCATATTGCTGTTCAACACTAATGTCAAACGCCAAGCTAAACTGTTCTCGTGATTCATCTGTGATTTCCACTGGTACTGCACACCAAGGGTCTGCTTCATTGGCCAAACGATACTGGTATGACCTCGGCAGCTCTCTGAGTAACTTAGGATGCGCCCTCCTCAGTAAAAGCGCAAACTCTTGTAAAACTGGAACACCGTGATGCAAGGCCAATTGACACTGGCCTATAGTAGACATATAACGGGCTAAGAACTCTGGATTAAATTCCTTAACCACTGTAAGTGTTTTCCCCATACACCGCTGAGGTCTAAGAATAAACTTCTCTACCCCACAAACAGTAATAGGTTTGCACCCACAGAGCTCTACATCATTAATGGCTTCCGCTACAGACTCGATTTTGAGATCGTGTCCATAATCACGGAAGAGCCTTGGAAGGCTAAATTTGACAACATCTGCTATACTCTTCTCAACCAACAAGCAGCAATCATCACCATCATCAATGATATCCCATTGCGTTGGACTAGCGCCGATCATCTGCATTGAATCAACAATCATCAGAATCATTAGTACGCAATTTCCTAACGCAGTATTCATGTCACCACTCATGCGACGTCCTATAGTCTTGTACTTCATCCCACTCTTTGTGAAACACGTATTGTGCAATTGCCACGACAATAACTTAGCTAAGTAAGGATCTTTAAAAACACGGTTATAAACTCGATGTTCCATTTTCAGCAAGTCAACACTACAATGACCATCAAACCGCGAACAGTCTAATGCCAGCTGAACTGGTTGCTTCATTCTATCCCACTTACTACGCAACAGGGTTGCCCGTTCGGTTTGATTCAAACCTTTGGCTATC